GCTACTTATAATAAATCATTAGCGGATACAATCACATTAACCGATTCATTAAGCAGGCAATACTCAGCTTTAAAATCATTAGTCGATTCAATAGCGTTAACCGATTCTATGAATAGTAATTTTTCTAACGGGGTTAGAACTTACCAAGTTACGTTAAATGATTCAATTATTTTAAGTGATTCAATTAATAAACGAATAACGGTTGTTAAAACACTAAATGATTCAATTACATTAAGTGATACATTAAATAAACAAGTTTCATCTAAAAAAACATTAACAGACACAGTTAATTTAGTTGATTCAGTAACAGGGAATTTGATCAAAGTGAATAATTACCAGGTTACATTGCGTGATTCAATTAGCTTAACGGATCATACAGACGATACATTCTTTACGTATGAGCAATTATTAATAACAACATTTACAGTTAATCAAAATTTATCGTTAGATTTTACGATTCAACCGAATATAGAAACAGAATTTAAAATTAATCAAAAGCTAGAAACAACCTTCATAATTTAGGGGTGATATAATGCAAGTAACAAAAGGGGATATAGGGAATAAATTATCTTTTACCGTTAATGACAATAAGGGCGCTGTAGATTTAACAGGGGCAACCGTAACGGCTTATATTAGCGTTAATAACGGGGCTTTCATAGAAAAGCCTGCAACAATCTTAAATGCTGTAGGTGGTCAATGTAGCGCCGTTTTTGATGGTGATATATTTACAAAGCCAGGTTTTGCATATGTGAGGGTAAAAGTTTATTACTCAGCTACAAAATATTTCTTTAGCGAACTACAACAAATAACTATTGATAATTAGGCGGGTGATGAAATGGGTTTAAAAGATTGGCTTTCACGAAACACGAAAGCGAGCGCAACAACAGGGGCTATTGTTCGGTTTTTCAGCGGTCAAGCCGTATGGACACCAAGAAATTATGAAAGTTTAGCAAATGAAGGCTTTATACAAAATGTATGGGTTTATCGTTGTGTTATGGCAATTGCTCAAGCAGGCGCAGGCGTGGAATGGAACTTATACAACAAAAAAGGGAAGAAATTAACGGAAATAGAAGATCATCCTTTATTGAATTTACTTTATAAACCGAATGAAACGCAAAGTAAACAAGAATTTATGGAGGCTGTAATTGCATTTGGTTTATTAAGTGGAAATATCTACATTGAAAAGAATGGACCAAATGACGGAAGGGTGACGGAATTATGGCCTTTACGTTCGGATCGTATGACAATTACACCAGGAAATGTATTAGGTTTAGTTAGTAAATATACGTATACCGTAGGCGCTCAACAGGTTTATTTTGAGCCTCAGAAGGTAATACACCTAAAGACATTCCATCCGTTAAATGATTTATACGGCTTTTCTCCAATTGAGGCAGGAGCTAGAGGAATTGACAACGATAATCTAGCGAGTACCTGGAATAACAGCCTATTAAACAACGGGGCAAGACCTAGCGGGGCGATGGTAACGCCTAGTACATTAGGAGAGCCACAGTATGACAGGTTAAAAGAAGAATTAAACGCAAGTTATAAAGGTGCTTCAAATGCAGGGCGTTTCATGTTATTAGAAGGCGGTTTAGATTGGAAAGAGATGGGCCTATCTCCAAAAGATATGGACTTTATTGAATCTAAGAAAATGAGCCGTTTAGAAATTTGCACAGCCTTTGGCGTACCGCCTGAGATCATCGGAATAGGTGAACAGAAAACATATGCCAATTATGCAGAAGCTAGAAAAGCGTTTTATATGGATACTGTATTACCTCATTTAGACCGTATACGAGATAAATTTAACTCAGAATTAGCGCCTTTATTTGGTGACAATCTATACTTAGATTATGACAAAGACACAATTGAAGCATTGCAGGAAAACAACAACGAAAAGGCAACGAGAATTAGAGCAGATGTCCAAGCGGGCTTAATAACTGTCAATGAAGGGCGTTCTGAGTTAGGATATGAAACGTTAAAAGATGGCGATGTATTATATATTCCTAATACATTACGAGTGGTTAATAATAAAGGTGAAATTATCTATCAACCTGTTCAACCACAGCAACAACCTTTAAACGATCCGAACAAGGACGGGCAAAAACATTTTTTTATGAAGGCCTTTAATTTGGAAAGTGACGAACAAAAAACAGATTTTTGGCACAGTATGGAAAAACGCCGAGAAACTTATTATAAAACGGTCACTATGCAAATTCAGAAATATTTTAAAAATGAGCATAAAGCCATTTTAAAGGCGTTTGAGAGTGATGGAATAAAAGGTATTGAAGATACTGTAAAAACGCAAATGAAAGAGTTTGCTAAGGTTATAGAGGCTATTAATCAAATGGTTATACAAGACTTTGGACAAGTAACATTTGACCAATTGAAAAACGAGGCAACAGACTTAGAGATTAAAATATTTAAAGATTTATTTAATGTTTTTGCTAAGAATGTGCAAAATTGGATAAAAGGTAATGTTGCTCAAAAAGTTGTTTTAGTATCTGATACGACAATCAAACTATTAAAAAACATTGTTGATATTGGACAAGAAAACGGCGAAAGCATACCACAAATAGCACAACGTATTGACGAATTATACTTAGATCAAATTATTCCTAATCGTTCAACAGTCATTGCACGAACTGAGGTTATTAGTTCAAGTAATGCGGGTAATCATTTTTCAGCAGAACAGACAGGGCTAGACCTTCAAAAAGAATGGGTTAGTACAAAAGACGATAGAACAAGGGGTGCACACGAAGAAGTAAACGGGCAAATACGAGATATGAAAGAGCCTTATGAAGTAATGGGAGAGGCTTTACAATTTCCAGGTGATCCGAGCGGAAGCGCTAAGAATGTGATTTCCTGTAGATGTACCGAGATTTACAAAGTGAAGAAATAGCGAATTTTTTAATGATAGTTATCTAGTAAACTATTCTTTATAATAAAGGGAGGTTTTACCATGTCTAATTTAGAAACTAAAGATTTTAGTTTTGAGGTAAAAGCGACTAACGATTTTATTTTTGAAGGTTACGCAAGTGTTTTTAATAACATTGATAGCCACAGAGATTATATAACGCCAGGAGCTTTTACAAAGACGATTCAAGAGAGTAAGAGAGTTAAGGTATTATGGCAACATGACCCTTATCAACCGATTGGGAAACCAATTGTAATGTCAGAAGATTCTAAAGGGCTTTATGTAAAAGCTCAAATTAGTCAGACGGAAAAAGGAAAAGAAGCCTTTCAATTAATCAAAGACGGCGTTATAGACGAACTTTCAATTGGTTTTAACACAGTTAAAGGTGATTGGGACAACGAAAAGAACGCAAGAGCGATTAAAGAAATACGCCTTTGGGAGTTTAGCCCTGTAACATTTGCAAGTAATGAACTAGCGAACATAACAGGCGCTAAAAATCAATTTAGTTTAGAACGCTTAACGCACCTATTAAACGAAGAATTTAAAGCGGGGCAAATGTTAAGCGCTAAAAATAAAGAGTTAATCTTAAAAGCTATTGAAAGTCTACAAGCACTTGTTAATGCCTCTGAGGGCAAGGGCGAGCCGTTTAATAACACTCACATTGTCAAGAAAGAGGACGAGCAAGCCGTTTTAGAAATACAATCAATAATTGCAGAAATGCAAAAATACACAAAAAATAGGGGGTAAGAATTATGGAACTTAAAGACTTACAAGCTCAATTGCTTAATAACTTTAATGAGTTAAAAGCGATGGGCGAACGCCAAGATGCAGAAATTAAACAGTTTGGATCAGTTTCTCAAGAAACAAAAAATTCATTAGATGCTATTAACTTAGCAATGAATGAAGTAAAAGGCCGTATTGATGCGATGGAGGCAAAAGCAAACCGCACGCCTGCATTAAATGAAAAAGGTTTAACAAAAGAACAACAAGAACAAAAAGATGCTTTCTTCAAATTCATTCGTGAAGGTAAAGAAAACATGACACAAGAAGAAAGAAAAGCATTGGTACAAGATTCTACAGGTGATATTCTTGTTACGGCTGATCTTGACCAAACTATCTATCGTGCGTTACCACAATTAAATGTATTGCGTTCACTTGCAAGCGTTCGTACTACTAAATCGGATCGTATCCGCAGAATTAACATGAATGAGTTAACAGTTGGTTGGGGTAAAATTGAAATTCAAACTAACCCTAAATTAGCTTCGTTCGAAAGCTCATTAACACCTACTGAAACTTACGCATACGTAGAGGATGCTTACGGTTTAACGAAAATCGGTGAAGATGAACTAGACGATGCTGATATTAATTTACAAGCATATTTAGCTGATTCATTTACTACAGCATATGCAAACCTTGAGGAATTAGCGTTCTTAAAAGGCACAGGCCATGGAAATATGCAACCCGAAGGTATCTTAAACGGATCGACAGTTACAAGATTCAATACAGGAGCGGTTGCTACATTAACAGCGGACGATATGATTAAGCTTTCATACGAAGTGCCTGCAAGCGCACGAAAAAATGCTTCATACTTAATGAATGGCAAAATCGAAATGGCATTACGCTTAATGAAAGATAGCCAAGGCCAATACTTATGGCAACCTTCAATTCAAGCGGGAGCGCCTTCAATGTTTAACGGTAAACCTGTTAACATCGTTGAGCCTATGGACAGCACAACAACAACAGGTAAAGAGGTTGCTATCTTTGGTGATATTAACCAAGCATACCAAATTATTGACCGACAAGAGGGATACATCACGCGTATTAACGAGTTATACATCAATGACGGCTTAATCGGTTTCCGATACAAGCGCCGAGTTGGTGGATACGTTAAAAAAGCGAACGCTTTACGAGTTCTTAAAGTACAATAATAAGTTTATAAAGCCTTGGAGCAATCCAGGGCTTTTTTAAAAGAAAGAGGGTGTAAGAATGGAAACGAAAGCATTATTTACAGTTTTAGTTGCTTTTACAAATGGCGAAAAAACCTATAATGTAGGTGAACAAGACGAAGTAAGAGAAGATTATGCTAAGTCATGGGAAGAAGCGGGCTATGTTAAAGTAGAAACCGAACAAAAAGACTTATCAACTATTGAATATACGGAATTAAAAGCATTAGCGAAAGAAAAAGGGATCAAAGGTTATACAACTATGAGCCGAGATAAATTAATTGAGGTTTTAAAGGAGGCTTAAAACATGGCCTTAAAAATTACGATTACAGGAAACGAATTAACCGATTATTTACGAGTTGATCCTGGTAATGATGGGGTAACAATTACAATGTTACTTGAAACAGCAAAAGGCGAGGCGTTTAAATTTTTAAACACCGACTTTTCGAAAATTACAACAATTGTTGATAATTTAGACGGTACGATTACAACAACGGTTGAAGATAAATTGTTAAATACAATAACAGTTACAACAACTAGCGGAAGTAATAACGGTACTACTACAATAACAACAACAGACCAAGAAAGCCCTGCTCAAGTAAAATTATGGGTATTTAATCGAGTAGCTGAGTTATACGAGAACAGAGGCGTTAAAATAGCCCCAAATTTTGAAGTAATACAACCTTTGAGGGTTTACCCTTTTAAGGGGGTTTAATATGAATATAGGGCAATTAAACAAGAAAATAACGATACAACAAAAAGTTAAAGTTGATGACAGTGGCGGGGGTTACTCTAAAACGTGGCAAGATGTAGCGACAACGTGGGCGAATATAAAGCCTATCAAGTCTGAAACAGTTGTTAGAGCCGAAAAGAAACAAGTAGATCAAACGCATATAGTAACAATTCGTTATAGAACGGATGTTCAAGCATATATGAGAGTTTCATATAAAGGGCGGTATTTTTATATACTCAGCACCTTAAATACAGACGAACAAAACAAGAAAATTGAAATGTATTGTGTAGAAGGTGAAATTGATGATTAAAGTTGATGTAAAAGTTAACGGACTCAATAAAGCCCTCCAAAATATAGATCAGTTTAATTTGAAAGTTCAAAAGGCTGTTAAAGATGTTGTAAACGAATCAGCCTTAAATGTTCAAGCGGGAGCAAAACAGCGTTCACCTGTAGATACAGGGCGCTTACGAGCTTCAATTGCAATTGAGCCACAAAGTCAAGCACCTTACGTTGTAAGGGTTGGAACTAACGTTCAATATGCAGAGGCGATAGAGTTTGGCACAGCGCCAAGAGTAATTACGCCTACTAACAAAAAAGCGTTGTTTTGGAAAGGCGCTTCACATCCTGTTAAAAAGGTTAACCATCCAGGAACAAAAGCAAAGCCTTTTTTATTTCCTGCATGGGAAGAAGAAAGACCGCAATTCCTAATTAAATTAGGGGAGGCGTTGAAAAATGTCTGAGGTAAAGAGTTCTTTATGGGCTTTGCAAGAGGCTATTTATAATCGTTTTAAAAACGATTCATCAATAACAGTTGGTGTATATGACGAAGTAGACGAAACGGCAACTTTACCTTATATAACAATAGGTGAAGATACTGTAACGGACTTTTCTACTAAAGATTATACAGGCGAAAATACAACAGCAACTTTACATTGTTTTAGTAATTACGAGGGCAAGAAAGAAGCTAAACAATTATTAGATTTAATGTTACGTTCATTAACGAAAACGCCGTTAACTATAGTAGGTTTTTCAGTTGAGGACCTACAAAGAGAATTTTTAACGGTAATTAATGAACAGGGTATTTATCATGGTATTATGCGGATCAGATTTAAAATTAAACCAATTTAAGGGGGTTTTATAATGGCACAATTAACAGTTAATAACGTAGATTCAAGCGGATTAACGCCGACTTTTGTTAGTGCAAACGCAGGCGGGGACTCATTCGTCAATGATGGTCAAACAATTTTAAGAATCAAAAATGCAGGCGGTTCACCTGT